ATAAATGTATCAACCTATTATCAACAAACAAACTAAGGAGTCAAAGTGCCTACCACAGTAATCACGGGCAGAGATGTTACCTTCACTATCGGTGGTAACACTTTCGATGCTCAAGCAACAAGTGCAACATTAGTTGGCGAAGTAAATCGCCAAACATACGAAACATTAGATGGCAAGGCTTACAAAGTCATCGATAACAATTTCACATTTAACATTGAAATGTTAGCCGACTGGGGCGCAAGTGGATCATTATGCGAGATCCTATGGGGCGTTACTGAGTCAGCACCAAACACAGGAATTAACACAGTTATGACAACTGCAACTGGAGCAACATTCACTTTCCAAGTGTTACCATCATGGCCATCAGCTGGTGGAACTGCACCAGATGCACAAACAGTTTCTCTAGCACTTCAAGTAATTGGCGTGCCAGCAGAATCATTTAGCTAAAAAATAGAATCGGGAGCAAAAAATGAAGTTACCAATCACAATTGAATATAACTCAGGCGAGCAAGCAACTTATGTAGCCCAACCGCCTGAGTGGGCAAAATGGGAAAAATCAACTGGAAACATTATTGGTCAAGCCCAAGATAAAATGGGCATTTCTGATTTAATGTTTTTGGCATACCACGCTCATAAAAGAGAAGCTGCTGGAAAGCCAGTCAAATCTTTTGAAGTATGGTCTGAAACAGTTACAGATGTAATTGTCGGTGATGCAAACCCAAAAGCCACAGAGAAGGAAGCCTAAACAGATTATTGGTTCAGTTGGCAATAGCCACACAGATCCCAATGAGCGAATGGGTTGATGCAGACGACATATACACCGCGATAGAGATATTGGAGCAAAGAAATGGCAGCTAGTACCACACCATCAATTGCTTACGATCAACGCGAGTTAAATAAGATCGCCAAAGTTTTAAGAACTATGAGCGAGGAAGCAATCGCTGATACCAAGCGAAAAGTCCAAGCATTGGCTGATAGAGAATTGCAAGAAATTAGACGAATTGCATCATCTCGCGGTGAGCAAGCAAAAAGAATTGCTGATGGCGGTCAAGTAAAAAAATCATCGTTACTTGGTGAGATCAAGTTTGGCTTTGCTAGTCAAAAGTTTTCTGGTGGTGCAACGACTCAATTTAATACTCGCAACGATGCTAAAGGTAATCGTAATGGTATTGGTGCAGCTATTGAGTTTGGATCTGGTAGATACCCACAATTCCCAAGATGGTCAGGGCCAATGCCTAAAGGGCCGGGAAGTCGTGGTTGGTTTATTTATCCAACAATTAGACATTTGCAACCAACTATAATTAAAGAGTTTGAGGAAATTATTTTAAACGCGAGAAAAGAGTGGGCAGATGGCCAGTAGAACCTTAACCCTTGCGTTAGCAGCTGACATTGATAATCTTAAAAAGGGATTAAGCGATGCAGAAAAGTCAGTCAAAAACTCTCAAGAAACTATTTCAGATTTTGGTAAAAAGGCTGCTTTAGCATTTGCTGCTGCTGGAGCTGCTGCTGGAGCATTTGCAATCTCAGCTGTTAAGGCTGCTGCTGAGGATGAGAAATCAAGAAAAGCATTAGAACAAACAATCAGAGCAAACACTAGGGCTACTGATGAACAAATTAAGTCGATCGATACATTTATTTCTCGACAAGCCATCGCAACTGCGACTACCGATGATGTTTTAAGACCTGCGCTATCTCGCCTAATCAGATCGACACAGGATGTTACTAAGGCTCAAGAATTATTAACCCTTGCTCAAGAGATCAGCGTTGCCACAGGCAAGCCATTAGAAAGCGTTACAAACGCGCTAGGCAAGGCCTACGATGGCTCAAATACAGCTCTAGGCAAGTTGGGTCTAGGTATTGATGCAGCGACCCTTAAATCTAAATCTTTCGATGATATAACAAAGGAATTAAAAGGAACTTACAATGGATTTATTGCCAATGAAGCAACCAATGCTGAGTTTAAGTTTAGACAATTAACAATTGCTTTAGATGAAAGCAGAGAAAAGATAGGTGAGGCATTATTGCCTATATTTGTCAAATTTGCTGATTATTTATTGAAAACAGTCGTGCCTAATGTTCAGGCATTTGTGGCTGCATTGACTGGTGATAATTCTGTTACATCTGGAATTACTAAGGCTACCGAAGGTGCATTTAGATTTGGTGAACAAGTCAGATCGACAATAGGATTTGTAATAAGCATCAAAGATGAGTTAATTGCATTAGGAACAGTTCTTGCTGGAGTATTTGTCGTTAATAGAATTGCTGCATTTGTTGGTGCAATTGGAACTTTAATCACAGCCATGAAAACTCTAAGAACCGCAGCAGCGGGAGCAGGTGTTGCAACTGCATTTGCTACTGGTGGAGCATCCGTTGGAACAGCAGCAGCAGCTTTAGCAGCTGTGGCAGTAACTTATGGATTATCCAAGTTTGCAGCTGGTGGCGATGAAAATACACCAGACACAGGATCAGCATTTACATATGGTGCTGGCAATCCAATGTTTGGATTAGGTGGAGTAACTGGTGGTGCAGCAGGTGGGTTTGGTGGGGGCTTTGGTGGTGGTGGAACTGGTGGTGGCGGTGGTGGTGCTGGTGGTGCTGGTGGTGGTATTGCAACAACTCAAGCAGCAACAAGCCTTAAAGATTTAGCAGATAAATTATTAAATGTTCAAGATAAATTTACAGATCTAACATTCCAAGTTGCAACAGGTGGAATTAGTAAATCAGCTGCTCAAAAACAATTTGATGCTTTAGAAAAGCAATTCAGAGTATTAGAAAAACAGGGCAATACATTGGCAGCCAATCCAAACATAGTTATCAATGTATCAGGTGCAATAGATCCTGAGGGAACTGCTAGAGCTGTTGCAAATCAATTGAATAGTCAGGCTGCAAGAAGCGTAACCGCGCTTAGGGATAGATAATGTCAGATTTTACGCCTGACTGGAAATTAACTGTCGGTGGTGTTGATTACACTAATATCGCTATTTCTGATGTTCAGCATCAGGCTGGCAGATCAGACATTTATCAGCAACCGCTTCCATCATATTGTCAAATAACCTTAGTTGCATTAAATGGTCAAACATTACCTTTTGATATTAATGACAGTTTAGATTTACAGGTCAAAGATAGTTCAGGATCTTATGTAACTATATTTGGTGGAGATCTTACCGATGTAACTGTTCAAGTTAGAAATACCGGAGCAGTAGCCACAGTCGTTGAATATACATTATTAGCGATGGGATCTTTGGCGAAATTGACCAAAGAAATCTGGGATAACAATATCTCTCAAGATGAGGATGGCAACCAGATCTATACAATTTTGTCAAGTGTTCTATTAGGAACTTGGAATGATGTTCCATCAGCTTCTACTTGGGCTACTTACAATCCAACCGAAACTTGGGCTAATGCAGTTAATTTGGGATTAGGCGAAATAGATCAACCCGGCCTTTATACGATGACGGCTCAATCAACCACAGTCGATACGATTTACAATGTTATTTCAGATATTGCTAACTCAGCCTTTGGTTATATCTATGAAGCCAATAATGGAAATATAGGTTATGCAGATGCAGACCATAGACAAAACTATCTGCTTACAAATGGTTATGTTGAATTAGATGCTGGTCATGCTTTAGGTGCAGGCCTTTCCACAGTTATGCGTTCAGGTGATGTCAGAAATGACATTTATATCAACTATGGCAACAATTACAATTCACAGGTTACAGCTAGTAATGCTGCTTCAATTACGCTCTATGGGTATAAAGCCGAAACCATTAACTCTAGGGTTCAAGGGTCAGTTGATGCTCAAGCAATTGCTGATCGTTATATTGCTCAAAGAGCTTATCCAAGACCATCATTTCAATCGATTACTTTCCCAATAACTAACCCAGAAATCGACAATGCGGATCGTGATGATCTATTAGCTGTATTTATGGGAATGCCAGTTCATATTCAAAATCTACCTACTCAAATTTCAGGTGGATCTTTTGAAGGTTATGTTGAGGGCTGGTCATGGAGCACTAGATTCAATGAACTGTTTTTGACAATAAATGTTTCTCCAGTCGAGTTTAGCCAAGTGGCGATGCGTTGGAACACAACACCAGCCACCGAGCGTTGGAACACTTTAAGCCCAACATTGACTTGGGAATACGCTACAATAGTCGCATAGGAAAAGGATAAAATGGCAACCACTACCAATTATGGCTGGACAACACCTGACGATTCTGCGTTGGTTAAGGACGGAGCCAGCGCGATTCGTTCGCTTGGAACCTCAATCGACACAACTACCAAAAATCTTAATCCTTCAACAACTCTTGGTGATATTGAATATCGTTCATCAACAGCAAATACAAACACTAGATTAGGTATTGGAACAACTGGTCAAGTTTTGACTGTATCTGGTGGCGTGCCAAGTTGGGCAACACCAAGTGCTAGCGGATTTGTAGGATGTTTGATATTTCATTCTGCAACTCAAACTATTACATCTGATACAGGACAAATTGTAAATTTTGATAGTGAAGTTTTTGATACTGATGCATTTCACAGCACATCAACCAATAATAGTAGAATAACTATTCCGTCAGGTAAAGCAGGTAAATATCTAATTACTGGCAGCACTCAATGGCAAACAGGTACAAATTATAGATTTTTACAAATTTTCAAAAACGGCAGTAAAATTTCTGGAACACAAACAAGTGCAACTAATGATTCTCAATATGCAATCAGTCATTCAAGAATTGAAAATTTGGCTGTTGGTGATTATATTCAAATGAATGTCCAATGTGGTGGAAACAATTTTGATTTATATGGTGGTACAGATAAAACAAC